GGCAGACCTCCTGACCCCGCCTACAACCACCACCTGACCCACCTTGCACATGATATCGTGACACTCTATAGAGGTGAGCTTTCTACCCTTGGCTTTCTTAAATGTCTGGATTGTAAAGTCAAACAGTTCTTCCAGAGGAGCAGGACCAGATGCCCTCCCACCAAAGACCTTGAGCCTTGCACCAGCGGGGCGTATCTTGCTGGTGTCTATCTTAGGTACACGGTTGGTATAGAGGAGAGAGATAAGATCACGTAGTCCTCTGGCCCAACCTTCCTTGGAGTCAGTGACAGATACAACATCATCAGTCTCCTCAAACTCTTGATCAGGTATGGTGGGTAGCTTGGCAATGTACTGTCGTTCCACTGAGAAACCTACACCTGTCCCGTTCATCAGGATATACAGGCACTCGTCAAAGGAACGGGGTGAGTCAACCGGGAGGTAAGAACAGTTGTACCCTGCCACGTTCTCTCTTGCCAGAGCAGGGCCAGCTGTCATCAGTGCACGCATAGAACCTAGCACCTTGAGACTGAGCATTGCGTCCCTGAGTTCTGCCAGTTCTTTACCAAATAAACTATAAGAATAATTTTCTTTAAGGTGCTCTGTCATAAAAGACAGGTACCTATCAATGGTTTCTTCCCAAGTCTCTCTTCGCTGCTCTTCCTCTAACCAGCGCGAGTACCTAGACATATGTATAAAGGACTGATAGTTAGTTGGTAGAACAATCTCTCCATTCGTCTTGGGCTGTGTCGTTTGCATTTTCAGTAATCTCCTCTATGTCCTGTACAAAATATTCAAATTTTTTAACGGCAATTTCACAGGCTCCATCCCATATCTTGGCCACGGGTTCCCCTTCAAAGATTATGTACTCGTCACTTATGTAGAATCTGGGTTCCATATGGAATGCACCTCTTGTGAAAGCAGAACGTCATCTTCTTCAGTGTTCATATCATACTCCAGCTGAAGGATCAAGTCTGCATAGTGTTTAACCTTGAGAATATCTAAGGCACCTTCGCCTTTGGTTCGATGGCGGGTAATATATTTTACTATGTTACCCTCTAGAAAACCAAGCCTGTTGGCATGAATATATTCAACTGGCTGGATCTTGCACTCTCTGTAATGAGTACCACCCACTTGATTGTCTGTTGGTCTCCTCTTCACTTCCATCTCCTTCTCCAAATCCTTTGATAAGGGGATCGTGCAGTATGGCGTTGATCCGCTTGCGTATAAATGTAACTTCTCTTGTATCTATAATCTTTTTTGCATAACTTGTCAAGGCTTCTGGTTCAATTCCTGCAAGAAAACATACAGTTTCTTTATCCTCTGCTGTTACACCTACCTCTGAGGTGAGCCAAGACTTTGCTTGTTCTCTGGTCAAAGAGGTATAGGTGGTGTCATTTATATGACTTGGCTTAGTTGCATCTAGTAACTGCTGAAGAATAACACACAAAAAAAGAACTCTCTCAGGTGAGTGCGCCTCATGTATACCCTCTTCTAGAACAGAGTCAATGGCAAAGGAAGAACCCTCGTAGCTACTACCCCATGTCATTTGCTACACGCTCCACGCCTATGATATCTTTGTGCTTGTGTCTTTGATATCCAGTCTTATCTATATACTTGTTTGCTATCTTGTACAACTGCTGATACCCGTAACCTTTACGATCTGCCCAAGATTTCAAGTTCTTTACTCTGACACTTTTACCAGTATTAAAAGTAATTTTGTAAGGACCTTTACAGGGAGGACCTTTACTTTTTCTCCCGTTAATTCTAGCATTAACAGCAAGCTTCTCTCTCCACTCCGGGTCTTCCCACCTCTCAAGAGGAACGTAGAACCTGATACCACCTACGTTCTTGTTATAGTATTCTCTCTGGTCTGTTCCCTCTAGTACAGCGGTAAGTACATGGTACTTCATCTGGTAGTACTGCTCGTAGTAGTGCAAGCCACGCTTGGTCTCGTACTCTTGTATGATCTCAAACTTAAAGTTTCTCTTACCAATCTTATCTATATCTTCACATAGTTCTTTGGAAGAGGAGGTATAAACTTTCCAGTTGGAAGGCTTGTATCTTTTTCTGTGCCGCATCTGCCAGTACTGCTTACACCCTATGTATTTCCTCTGTGTTTTCTTATTAGTAATAAGATAGACAAAGCCAAAGTACTCATCAGGTTGGGGTACCCGGGTCTTGTCATCTCTAAAAGTCCAGTGCATTTTGTGCATATCCTCCAATGCTTTATCGTAGTCTTGTCCAAACCATACTTCACTACAATGATAACAGTAACCATGGCTATCATAGAATACAAATCCATCAGATGATCCACAAAATTTACATTCTTGATAAGATAATATAATAGATTGATCAGGGCGCTGTCCCACTATACAAAGTCCTCTTCTACTCTGGGTTCTTTTTGTACGTGAGTAAAGTACTCAGGGCCTTTGGCATAGTTATACTTGCGTAGTCCTTGCCCGTTGTTAGAATCTTTCCAGCACTCAACTTTATAATCACAGTACTTACAATTAAATCCTATTCTTTTATTACCTGATGCTTCTTCTACTTCAGGGTAGCAGCGGTCAGGTGGATCACTATCAGGGAGCGTATCCTTTAGGTAGGATATTCTCTCTGCTGGATCAACATTATTAAGGGGTACCTCTAGTAGATTTAAGTTACCTCCGCTCTTGTCTATGGAAAGGAAGTACCCTTTCTTTTTTCCCAAGGCAGCACCGTAGGAACTAAGCTGGTACATATAACCAAAGGGATCTTCCCCTGTTATAATAGAACCATCAACAAACTTTTTAAATCCGTAGGGTGAGGCAGACTTAACATCCACTAGCTCACCGTCTATGATACAGTCAATGTGTCCCTTGACTTTCTCCACTGATACTTCTTTCTGGCAGTCCTCCACTGTGTGTCCCGCTTCTCTGGTAAGAAGGAGGACGAAAGACTCTAGTATGTGACCAAGACAAAAACGTATTCGCTGGCTAGTGTTTAACTTTTCTTTTGCGTAGCCATTGAAATCATACCAAAGCTTTCGATCCTCTCTCCCCACTGCTGAGAGCCGCAGCTTACCCGTGCTGTCACGATTAGACTCTTCAACAAAAAAGTTCTCCATTACCTCCTTCAGTTCATCCAAAAAGAGAGCAAGATTAGTCTCTTCCGGTAGCTTCCCCTCTTCCAGTCGATCACCAATGTCTTCCAGAAGAGTACTAATCTTGCTGCTCATAGACTTTACCTACAGCCCATTATCTTCTTTGGCAAAGTCTTCCTCTCCAGTGTAGCCGCCGTCCACTGCACTGAAGTCCTCTGATACTCCTCCCTCGTAAGGGACAAGCTCTAACACTTGAACAGCGTCTAGGTAGAACACGCTCTTACCTGCCCACTGTCCCTGCTCCATCTCCTTGGCGCGGAACAAAACATTTACCTTGCTCCCGTTCCCAATGGCAGTGCCAGTGATATTGTTCTTGCTGGCATCCACAACACGGGGTGCAGGGAGAGGTTTACCATCACGGGTGAAAGCATTCTTCTTAAACTTAAAGAACGGTCCACCGCTGGCATGGTTCTTCTTCTTACCGTCCTTGACAGATGCGGAGGGGTTCATCCCTTCAATCATCTTAACTGCCTTGGCATCCAACCCAAGGTCAAGGCACCATTCGGTATCTTCCTGAGAAGTAGTCTGATACTTCTGTGCAGGATTGTTCGGATCAAGTTTCGCCCAGTAAGCTGTACCCTGTACAATTGGCATTGTCTTTAAACTCCTTTCAGTTTACCCAGAATGTTCTGGAACATTTTGATGTTGGTAGTCATAGCATCTTGAATACACTGTGTCAAGCTTTTTTTATTGGTAATTTCTTTTCTTATTATCTCTAGCTCTGCCATGTGGTGGTGGATCAGAGTGTCCCTTTCGTTACGCACCGCTGATAACTCTTGTGTCATGTCAGCTACCTTGGCATAAGAAACCTGTAGTTGCCCCTGTAGTTCAGTCACGTTTCTCTCCAGTATATTAATCTTCTCACTGCTTTTCATGTACCTTCCTTTCTAATGTGTTTCTGCCCAGTTGGAACCTACGTTGTACTCTCCTGTCAGTGGGCATTTTAAATTATAAAATTCTCCTGCTTCTTTAATACTATCTATGCCCATGTTACCTACCATATCTGACAGGTCTTTGTCAACCTCTAATTGCCATTCATCGTGAACATTTGCCACAAACTTTGCACCCTCTGGTAGCTGGTCATTAAAGATAACCAAGCCACGCTTCATCACAATGGCAGCTGCACCTTGTAGCTGTGTGTTTAGAGCAGCGTGCGGAGAACGTATGAACAACTTCCTCCCGTCCAGTCCCTTGATAACTCCTCGCTCTGCTGCCAGTGTCACCCGCTGCCGTTCCTTCTGTAGTGCAGGGGTAGCCTCAAGAAACTTATCAATGAGATCCTGACCATCTGATGCTGTGCCATCTACAATGCTGCCAATCTTTGCAGCACCTGCCCCGTAGAGAAATGCGTAGATAAATGTTTTCGCTTGGGAACGTGAGCTTAGTCCTGCTCTCTCCTGATTAGCTGTGTGTATATCACCAGAGACAACGATCTCTGTATACTCTGGATCATTCATGTAGTGGCATAGCATTCTTAGTTCAATGGAACTGGCATCTATACCCACAAGGTTTTGTTTCTTAGGATTACCCGGGACCCATAACCTTCTGCACTCTGGTCCATAGGGAGAGTAGACAGCTGGCACCTGCGCCATGTTAGGTGAGGCGTGCGCCATTCTCCCTGTGATGGTACGCAGGGTCATCACGCTCCCGTGTACCCTACCTGTGTCAGGGTGTATGGCATCTAGCCAAGAGCTTACCTGTGCTATGCGCTTCTGTAGCATCATGTACCGTGCCACCATCTTGGCCTCTGGCATGTCAATCTCAGAAAGGATACTCTCATCTACCACCACATTACCTAAGTCTGTTTTCTTCTCAGGTACCCAGCCTTTCTCCATCAACCTCTCTGCCACCTGCTTACGTGACCCCGGGTTGAAAGGAATATACTTGGTCTTGGTCTTGAGGTGTACCTCAGTGGGTGGGAAAGTTTCCTGCATCTCCTCCTTGATAGAGTTGAGTTCATCTGTCAACTCAGCCACCAGCATACAGGCGTTCTCTTCATCTAGCTTAAAGCCTGTCAGTTCCTGCTCAGATAGGATGGACCGGACACGGTGCTCCAGTTGAATACACCCCGGAGAAAAGCTGGCAAGTTCCTTCTTTACCTGCTTGTATATCTTGGCGCATATTCTGGTGTCCTGCATACAGTACTCACCCATCTCATCAGAGTACCCTTGATAAAACTTCTCAGGATCAATGTCTATTTTAGGATAGTTAAAACGCCTTCCCCATGCCTCAATGGAATGGCCACCGTCCCTGACTGGGTTGGCAAGTTGGGAGAGTACCATTGTGTCGAGCAGTTGAGTCGGCTGAAAATGAATATCCCAAAGAAGATTAAGTATACGAAAGTCAAAATGAATAGCATAGTGGCCAATAACTTTATCCGCTTGTGCTGCATAGTCTGCAAAGCTATCTCTTTCTCCCTCTTGGAAAAGTCTATGGGTTTCAGTTTGAGTGCCATCCTTGTTCTCCTCTATCAGTGCTGTACCCACACACCATATGCGGGAGGGGTTAAACCCATCTGTCTCTATGTCTAGGAACAGTCTCTTCATTACAGTACCTCGTCAAAATCCTCTGCTTCTGTCTCTGCATCTTCAACGTCCGTATCTGTATCAGGATCATCCACCTGTGTCAAGCGTCCTGTTCCACGGTCATAGTGCAGGTAACAGGCAGGGCCAGTCAGTCCAGAGAAACGGTTCTTTAGTACCCGTATCAGCGTGACGTTCCTCCGGTACAGGTCAGGGTCCTGCCCGTTCCGCTCAAGCCCCAGCACCATGTTACTTAGCTGGCCTATGGCAGCGGTGCCGCGCAGTTCAGAGAGTGAGGTCTGTCCTCCCTCTTCATGTGACTTACCAGTGGGACGCTTGGAGTGAGAGACCATGCCGAGCCATATGTCTAGCTCAATGGTCAGGGTCTTGAGCTTGGTTGCAATCTCGTCCAGTGCCTTGCGCTCATCACCTGCGCTCTGGTCACTGACCAAGATGGAGATATGATCTAGAAAAATATACCTACAGTCACAGGCATAGCGCATGTACTTGATGGTGTCCACAATGGTATCAATGTTGTTTGATCCAAAGGAGTCAAAGAATACATACCGACCTGTGCCTAGTGTCTCTTGGAATGCGTCATCCCATTCATCCTGAGTGTAGTCTGTGGTGGGCAGGTGCAGTGGCTTACCAGCGTAGAGGCTCATCATCCCCCGCGCCGCATCCTCTAGCGGTTCCTCTAGGAAGAGTAGTCCTATGTTATCCTCGGTGTGCTGTTGTATATGGTAGCTCAGTTCCCTGAGTACCTGTGTCTTACCCATGCCAGAGCCAGAGGTGATGGTCCACATCTCTCCCTTGCGTACCCCGTAGGTGAGATCCTGTAGGCCGTCCCATGGCAGCGTCAAGCTGTCCGGTGTGGGTTGGTTGATTAATCTTTCTAGCAGGTCCTCACCTCTGACGATGTTGGCAGGGGTGTACCGCTCTGCTGCAAACCACCTACGGGTAAAATCAGCAGAACGATTTTCAATCAGGTAGTCTGAAGGGTCCTTGCCCTCGTCCAGCGTTACGATCTTGCTCTTGTTAGGAAAGAGCTTTGATATCTGGTTGGCAGCTTGCGTCCCGCTCTCGTCCCTGTCAAAGCAGATGACTATCTCTTTGAAAGAGTTAAGAAAATTATAGTTAGTCTTGCAGTCCTTGAGTGCATTGCCAGCACCGTTCTTGACAGAGACAACAGGATAGCGAGAGCCTAGCAGTTGGTAGGTGGAGAGTGCATCTAGCTCACCCTCTACCAGCGTGACTGCCTTGGCAGTGGAAGACCCAAAGACCTGTTGGCCAAAGAGCATAGCTGTCTTACCACTGCCCTCCCAGATGAAGGACTTGCCCCGCCCTCTGACCTTGTTGGCAATGTGTTCTCCGGCCTCATTGTAGTAAGGGTAATAGTGGTTAGCCTCTGCTCCATCACGTATGTTGAGCGTGACATTGAAGAGCTTGCAAGTTTCTTTTGCAATCTTTCTTTTCTTAATATCTTCAAAGGTTCCTTTACTAAGAGAGACAGAAGAAAATAATTCTTCTGCACTTTCTTCTTGTTCTTCTTTCTCAGTAACTCCGTACTGATCTAGCATACTTTGTAACTCCTCTGGTAGTTCTTGTTGAGAGAATCTTTTCTTCTCATTCTTACAAGCGTGAGAGAAACAGTACCCATGTCCATCAGGGTACAGTGCAAAGGCATCGGAACTGTTACCACAAGGACAGGCTTGATGGGTTACTAGTGCCTCGTCTTGATTTGTTTCTTCTAACATTCTTTATCCTTCAGATCAAGAGTAATAAGAAAACAAAGACAAGCCATCCTAATGGAGATATTAAGTAGCACCCTATTTCTCTCAAGGGATGATCTTTAATCTTATAACTATAATCATCATTGTTATCTTTCATCAGTCACCCCCTGTAGCATAGCTACTACCATCAATTTTTCTCCTTGTCAAGTTGTTTTTTTAAGTCATCTAACTTTTTTTCTAGACGCTCCTGCTCTAACCTATCAAGCACGGCAGACGCAGCGGTGATGCCCATGACAACATGAGTGCACCCGGGTAAGAGGAACAGCACTAGTACTACTATTAAGAACCTCAATGGACAGGCCACCAGTCTGGTGTACGTGTGTAGGCCCACTTGGCAAACCCAGACTTCTCCCCTATGTAGTAGTTGCGATAGGCTTTGACCGCATCCTCTGGTACCTTGTACTCGTCAGGCATACACTGTGGAGGCGGGGTGTACCTGTTCGCGTAGTTGGATGACCACTCAGCCATCTTGGTCATAAGATCAGGAGGTCTACGGAGTAGGGAGCGCAGCTTGTAATCAGTCAGGTGCACCTTGTTAAATCTATCAGTGTACTCATGGCACAGGTACTTGAACAGGTGATAGGCCCACTCGTACTGGAGCAGTGATCCTCTGACCCACTTGGTAGAGGGGTGGTTGAGGTGGGCAGTTTTGTACATGCCCTCCTTGTCTGCTTGCTCGTCACCGTCAAGCACTCTGTGTGCAGTGCATAGCATCTGTGCTGTCTCCAGTATCATCTTGACACAGTGCTTATCACAGTGCATCTCCGCTGCAGTGAGCGGGTCAGGATGGAGAAAAAAGATGTTCATTCTGTACCTCCTCGGAGTCATAGTCAGTGATAGAGATCTGCACAATCTCGTTAAGTATTTGTCTGTACTCTTCTTGCGAATACTTGTCAATACTTACTTCTTTTATTAGGTCAGTCATTCTAAAAACTTCTGACAGGGATAGACTTTCTTTAAACATCAGT